TGTTATTTTTCTCATATTAGTTTTTCCTCTTGTAAAAGTTCTTCTTCTATTTTTATTTCATTTAATAATAATTTTTTTATTTTACTTTTTATTTTATATTTAAATAATATTTTATCTCTATTTAAAGAATACCATTTTTTTTTTCTTATACTTTCTTTTTCTTTATTTAAATTATACCATTCCTTTCTTTGTTCTTTTTTCATATTATATAAGCTCGATCAAAGTTTTTAGGATCTAACACATGCAATTCACGCTTCGCTCTCGTCGCGCCAGTATAAAATAATCTATGTAATTCATCTGGGTCATGACTAAACGTTTCGATAGCCGCACCGGTTATGTCCTGGAGTAATAAAACTTTATCAGCTTCTCCGCCTTTCGCTCCATGTATGGTTGACATTTTTATACGAGGATTTTTATTTATAGCTTCTCCATTCGCCCTCATGTTACGAATGTAGGTTTCCGTCATGTTATCTAAGCCCTCAAAAGAATCGTACCAAACTTTATCTGTTGTTAATCCATATTGCGCTTGGCATTCTTTTAGTGTATACTTCGCATCCGAATTTAAAGTTTTACCCTTCTGGAAGCCTACTAAAACATTTGATCCAAGATACTCATACATATTTTTAATCTCCAAATGATTTAAGAACGCACCTTTACGCCATGCTTCCCAATTATTTAAAGCTAGTAAAAGTTTTAAAGATACAGAGTTCATACCTTTATATTGATAATACCATCCTTGAATCTCGCAAAGGTCCTTTGCGTCGTCTAAAAAATAATTAGCTGAAGATAAAACTAACCAATTACCTTCACTCATATCAACCTGGGTAATGTCCGAATATCTTTTTAAAATACCAATCTCATCTCTAGGTTTATATTCTTTTTCAAATCTATTCTGTACTTTGTTTATTATTCTTTGTGATAACTCATGGATAGGACCACCTGGAATACGATATGATTGATCTAATACTTTTATGTCATTAACTTCTTCTTTTAAAGCTATGAAGTGATCTACATCTGCTCCGGCCCATTTAAATATTGCTTGATCATCATCACCGGCTATATAAGTTTTCTTCGCGTTGGCCCAAATACTTCTTACCATATCCCATTGTAGTAAAGATAAATCTTGGGCTTCATCTATAAATAATACTTCAAATCCTGGTTTAACTTTCTCAGCTATAAAATCTTCTAGTAAATCTGTAAAATCTTTTAAACCTTTTTCTTTTTTAAATTTTTCTAATTCTTCTGCTAATAAAAATAAAGTTCCTCTTTCTATATCTAATATATTTTGTCTTGAATCATAATACTCCATCAAGTCCATACGTTTTACTCTAGCTGTATTTATAATTGTTAGGTATTCATTATCAGAATTAAATGTACCATCGTCGGATGAATAACTAGCTGTCTTAATAGGGATGCCACATTTCTGCCCAAATTCTTTATAGTCTTCTGTCTTCATCATTTTCTCTTTAGTCATTCCTAAATTTCTAAAAGCTAATGAGTGTAAAGTTCTAAAATTAGTTAGATCATTGTCTATATCTAAGTTAAATTTTTCCGCAGCTCTCTCTGCTGCTTCCTTTGCAGCTTTCTTAGTAAAAGAAAAGTAACCTATTTGTTTAGGTCTAATCCCTTGTTGGATGAACTCGTCGACTAAGTCTAACAACGTTGTTGTTTTTCCCGTTCCCGGCGGCCCCAGTATTATTGTTTTCATATTTTTCCAATTGTTTTTCTGCTCTATCTAACCATATTTGGGTTAGTTCTAACTCTTCTTTAAGATATTTAATTTCTTCTCTGAATCTAAGATGCCAATTAATTCCTACTTTCATTAAAAATCCTCCTGTTGGTATGCAACTTTAGAAACAGAAGCCTCTATTTTTTTCATTGTATTAATCTTAACTAATCTTGGTTGTTGTTTCTTAATAGTCATTCTTGTTTCTTCTACAAAAATTCCTTCAAGTCTTTTAATTAAGTTACCTGTTTTAGTTTTATCCATTTCCCAATTATTTTTTTTACAAAATGAATAAAAGTCTTCCATTCTAAAATAAGTAAATTCTTTTTCTGTAAAAGGAAGTTTGTTAAAAATATCATCTAAAGTTCTAGCGGACTGTCTATTGGTAGTCCAATCTTGTAGAAGTCCTGTAAGTTCATTAATAGGATCTAAAGATTCTAATGGTTCTACTTCTTGTAAGTTTCCCATCATTGGTTTTAAAAAATGTTGTTTCCAATCTCTAGGTTTGGGTACAGGTACAATTTTATTGGCTTGGTCTAAACAAGCTAAAGCAAACATACCTGGATTATAAAGTTGTTCTGATTTTAATTCTATTCTAGTTTTATCTACATCTAAAAACCATTGTGGTGGTGTTGATCTATACTTAGTTAAACTACCAAGTAATGGCATTTCTTCTTCCCCAAAACCCACACCGAATCTTTTAGTTCTACACAAACCAGATTGACAAACAGAATTAATAGGTTCATCTTTACATCTATATTTATCATAACCTTTTCTGTTAACTGATTTAATTAATTGTTGAACTTCACTATTACTTAGAGCGGGAGTCATATGTTTTGAATTGGCTTCTACAATTTTATCTTCCCATGTGTCCGGATTAGATTGTTTATAATAAACTGCTATATTAAATAATGCATTATTTCTGGAACCCTCACCAAAACCTATTGATGCCAATTTGTTTAAGCAAGGGGGTCCTCCAGGAAATGCTTCTTCTATTTTTTCTTCTTCAATTTTAATTTTTTCAACGGCTTCTTTTGTACAAGCATAAATATCATAGAGCTTATAAAATTCCTCAAGTGTACAGCCGGCGCCAGTATCGTTGATAGCATAACGTAGTCCTTTCATTTGATTGTGGTAAGGTAAATTTAAAAAGTTTCCAGTGTCACCACGTTCCACTAAAATTTCTGTTTGTTTAGGAAATATTTCTGAACCTTCGAAGCCCAAAACGATCGCCATTTTTTTTAATTTTGATTGCATCAATGATGCTGAGATATTTTCTTTAGTAAATAAAAATACGTGTGCTCCGCCGGATTTAGATCGGCAAACTACTAAAGGGAGTTTACGATCCCTAATACTTTTAACGAGGCTAGCGTGATTAAAGTCATATTCGTCAATATCAATACAGCCCCACCTACAATCATTATTTTCTGTGATAGGGATAATCCCAAGAGCTGCTCCTTTTCCTGCAAGGTGATTGGTCCAGAGATCGTCGGTAACGGTTTTACGAACAATAAAGGCTTTACCTTGTTGCTTACCATTTTCTCCTCTGTCACCGGGCTGATATTGTCCATATGCTATTGTTAATCCGCTAAATATTTGTTTGAATTTATTCATATATTACATTCTCATTTCTTTGTAAAGGGGATCTTGCGATCCCCTTAAAACTAAATTTAGTACGGAGTACTATCGTTAGCTTTCTCTTTCACATCTACTTTTGTTTGCACGTTTTCTTTAGAGAACGTAGATTGGAGTTGTTTAGCTTCATCATATAAAGCCTCATCTCCTTGTCCCATAATTCTGTCTTGTGTAACAGACCAACCATACCAAGAACCTTTTTCGTTCTTTTGTAGTACGGAAGACAGGTTATACATAACTCCATGCATTGGAGGTCTACCAAATCCACCTTTACCATCAGCTATTTTTATTAGTTTCATCATGGCAAGCCATTTTTTACTAACACTAAGCTGTGAAGATTTCATAGTAATTAAAGCTGGTGTCATTCCACCTGCTTTTGTTTCCATTAAAACATAGTAATAGGCAGTTTCTTCTAAATAGTTACCATTCGGTAATCTAATTTTAGAACCTTCTCTTTTACCTGTTTGAACAATCGGACTATTTGGTTGATGAACTGCTACAGTTGTAGCCATTCCATCTCCTTTATCTGATTTTTCTGGAAAGTTTCTCTTATAATAACAAGAGATTACTTTGATACCCTCTTTACCATCAAAGATTTCGTTGGTAATATTATTATAAATCATACTTGGTTTAGCACCATTTATGTATTTACCATCACCTTCATTTACTTCAGCTGATAATTGTCCTAAGATTCTGACATAAGGTAACGAAGTATCTGCTTGCGTTACATTTTCAAAACCTTGGTCTAAATCATTGCCAAATAAGGCTACAGATCCAGATTCTTTATTCATTACTTCTTTACTCATTTTTTTTTATCCTTTATTGTTTATTTCCGGGTTATTTTAGTTTTATCTTTAATCCAAAGACTAAAGCTTTCAGAAGGCATGTCGAGACCGGCCTCAACACGCTCCTGATATAGAGCTGATAAAGTATTCCAAGCCACATCAGATTTCTGTTGCGGTTCAAAACCATTATCAGCTGCAAGTCGAAGCAATTGCTCCGCCTTGTCATCTTCTCCTTTACCAAAAGATACAGAGACATTGTTTTTAATAATATCTCCCAGCCCTTGATCTCGAAGCCATTGTAGAGCAGCTTCCCTTTTTAAATCGTCTTTGGGAACAGTTGCTCTGAATTCTTTTTTAACAGCTACCTTAGATCCATCTGAAAGTTTAATTTCTGATAAACCTTGTTCTGCTAATAATTCGGGAATTACACGAGAGCTGATGTCATCAGCCTCTGCTTTTTTATTTTTAAGTTGTTCTTCTATTTGTGCAATCTCATCTTCTTTTTGTTTGAGCTTAATACACTCCGAAGCTATATCTGTTATTTCTATATCATCTAAAAGGTCTTTAGAATCTTTTAGCATTCTGTTGGTCATATCATTACTCATATTATTTCTTCTTTCTAGTTATAAAAGTCTATTTCTAATGGGTAGTATCGACTACCATTTTTATCCCATTTTAAAACATTAAACTTTCCATTGGTTACATCACTTATAGCAATATTGCAAATCCCAATTATAATTGGATCCCCTATTGCTAACAAATAATCTTGTGGTCTTATATTTTGTAAATTTTTTTTCATTTTTCTCACGAATGGAGAAGTAGAATAAACAGCTTGCGATTCCGGTCCACTATTAGGTAAACAAAAAACTAAATATCCAAAATCGGATGCACTTATAATATTAATATGTCTAGGCGGTTCTTGTGCAACATAGACAAATTTTTCTTCAGGATTATTTTTATAAAACGTTAAAAATTCTTCTAAAGAATTGGGTTTATATAATTCAAATATTTTATTTTTCATTCTAATTTCTTTTTACTTGACAGTTCTTATACAGTGATTTATATAATTGTCAACTAGAAAGAAGAAATTATTTATGGACTATAAATTTAAAACAAAACCTTATGCACATCAATTGATTGCATTAGAAAAGTCATGGGATAAAACTGAATATGGTTATTTCATGGAAATGGGAACTGGTAAATCTAAAGTGTTAGTTGATAATATGGCTATGCTTTATGACAAAGGAAAAATAAATGGAGCCATTATTGTGGCACCAAAAGGTGTATATAGAACCTGGTTAGAGCAAGAAATTCCAACACATTTAGCTAGTCATATACAACCTACAATGGTATTATGGACCGCTTCAACTTCGAAGACAAAGGATAAAGAGTATCAATTATTATTTAAAACAGGACATGACCTTCACATCCTTATTATGAATGTTGAGGCCTTAAGTACTAAAAAAGGATTAGCATTTGCAGCTAAATTTATGAGTTGTCATGAAACAATGCTTGCAATAGATGAGTCCACTACGATCAAAAATCCTAGTGCTAAACGTACTAAATCAATTTTATTGTTGGGAAAACAGGCTAAATATAGAAGAATATTAACAGGTTCTCCTGTTACTAAATCACCTTTAGATTTATACACTCAATGTGGTTTTTTAAATTCTTTTTTATTAGGGTTTGATTCGTTTTATGCTTTCAGAAATAGATATGCCAACATGATAGATAGAAATTTTGGTGGTAGGAGAGTTCAACTTATTGGTAGTTATAAAAGACTAGATGAATTATCGGATAAAATAAAAGTATTTTCTTATAGAGTATTGAAAGAAGATTGTTTAGATTTGCCTCCTAAAGTTTATACCAGACGTGAAGTAGAACTTACAGATGAACAAAGTAAGGCTTATTCTACTATGAAATCCGCGGCCCTTGCTCTACTGAAAGGCAAAATGGCTACCGCGCCTCACGTTTTAACGCAAATGATGAGATTGCACCAAATTACTTGTGGTCATTTAAAAAATGATGATGGAACGATTACAGAAATAAAAAATAATAGAGTTAAAGAATTAATTAATTTATTAGATGAAGTTGAGGGTAAAGTTATTATCTGGGCTAACTATATTCACGATATACAACATATTGTTAAAGAAATAACAGATGAATATGGAGCAGAATCTATTGTTCAATATTATGGAGCGATTAGTTCTGATGATAGACAAGAAGCTATTAAAAAATTTCAAGATAAAGATTCTAAAGTTAGATTTTTTATTGGTAATCCTCAAACCGGCGGCTATGGTATAACATTAACAGCTGCAAATACAGTTGTTTATTACTCTAATGGTTATGACTTAGAAAAAAGATTACAATCAGAAGATAGAGCACATAGGATAGGTCAAGAGAAATCGGTAACATATGTAGACTTTATAGCACCAAAAACTGTAGATGAAAAGATAGTAAAAGCATTAAGATCTAAAATGAATATTGCTAACACTATTATGGATGAAGGTTTTAGGGAATGGATCTAATTATTTTACATGAGGGTCTGTATTATTTAATTGAAGTTACAAAAGAAATGGTTGATGGAGAAGTTTTTAAAAACTGCTTTGATTTGTGTGATATAATGAGAGAAAAATTAACTATATATAAAGAAGAGATAAATAAACATTTATTAAAAGATGGTAGTGCCTTTATTGGGTGTATGTGTGTCTAGGATTTTCTAAGACAAAAGTATTTTTTGTTCAGAATTATGAGACGACTTTTCCGTCGGCCCATTCCATATCAGGAAGACCTTCAGAATAACTTTTACCGTCAAACGTAAGAATTTGCTTTCTATTTGAATTAGACTCGTGATAACTAATATGTATCCAACCTCCTGCCGGGTCCTCTTTGTCATAAAATTCCATGATCAGCTGGTCAAAGTCCACGTTGTTTTGCAGCCAGTAAGCGACCTTAATGTTAGGTACTGAATGAATTTCTAGGTCGACCGCTTGCCCCTTGGCGTGCTGGGATGTCTTTTTGCTACCGATCGCTTCGCAAAGCGCCTCTGAGCGGTAGCCGCTGGTAATTGTAACTGGTAAATCAAAGTGTGCGCGTAGTGGTTCAAGAACTTCATAACATAAGTCACCTAAACTTTTAATCTCACCTGGTCCTGGAATGTTATTAATTCCTTTTCGGGTGGCAGTCATTGATTTTGTCATCTCTTCTAAAGTAAAGTGTTTTGAAAGTTGAAATGGTTTTTTATTAGGTTTCATAATCTTCTCCTATCTAAATATAATATCCACGGCAAGAAGTATGGCAGACCCAACAGCCATTAAAAGAACCCAATAGATCTTATCTACTTTACCGCCCAATTTCTCGACATCTGCGTGGATATGTTTTAAATCATTGTTCTTGATTTTATGTATATCTTTTTTGATACCGGTCATGTGTCCGTAAAGGGATATGATATGTTCTCTAGTTGTTTTGGGTTCTATAGACATAAGACTAACCTAGTTTTGTTGGTTGTTGATTTTGTTTTCTTTTGTTTGCAGTATATCTTTTTTCTAAAGGATCTAAAAACATTTCTTCAGAAATAGTTAGTCCACTTACTGGACTGATGTTACCAAATTGTGTGCCTGTGTTAGCTGTTGGATCTGGTAGTGGTGGTAAGCCTGTTGTGTTTAATTGTGGTAGTGCTGGTGCACCTAGATTTTTTAATGGGTTAATAATATCAGGGAACTCTCCACCTAAAGGAAGAGTTTCAAAAACATTTCTTAACTTATCAATAGTAGATTCTGCACCATCATATGGATTAGAAATTCCTAAATTTGAAGCATTTTCTTCAAATAAATTTACAACATTTGCAGAAGGTACAAAGGGTCTAAATTCTCCTTCACCTAAATAATTAAAAGCAGAACCTGCTCCCCTAGCAGACATACTTTCATCTATGTCTCCTTCGTTCATACCTAAAAGTTTAGCAGCCTCTATGTCTTTATACATTTCTCTGTTAACTTCAAAAGTTGCTCTGTTAGCATTTATATATGCATCAACAATTTCTTCAGGACTTATAGGTCCACCTTTTAATGCAGCTGATGTAAATAATCCTCTTGAATCTCTAATACCTTTTTGAAATTGGTTAATTTTATATTTAATAGATTTTTCAGGATCAACTTTAACTCTTCTTAATCCTGCAATACCTAATAACTCATTACCTAATTCATATTCATTTCCTCTTTCATCAAATTTACCTTCACTATCAGTAGGAACCATAGCTAAACCTAATCTACCTAATTGTTTCCAGTTAAGGGGGGCTTGTGCTTCTACTAAATGAGCTACTGCTTTATACATTTTATCACCTGTACTATCTTTATCATTCCAAACTTTCCTGCCTTCACTAGTTAAACCACCTCTACCTAATATAGGAGCTATATCTTGTAAGGCTTCTGTCCAAATGGCTTCTGTAAAAAAGGGAGATCCAATTTCTTTTGTAGATTCTATAAGACCTAATAAAAAATCATCCATGATTCCATCTTTATCTCCTCTACCTTCTTGCACTGCATTAAGTACAGTTTGAATAGGTCTTGTTAAAGTATCATAGGCATTAAGGTGAGAAAAATCTACGTATTCTAAATTACCTTCATCATCTCTAAAAGGTACAAGCACAGAATTTTTAGACCAGTCTGCAACATATCTTCTCATTGCATCTAACTCTTCTTTATTAACATCATATATAGTTTGCATCATTGCAACTGTACCCAAAGGTAATGCAGTAGTTGTTATACCCATACCCATTAATCTTTGCATTCCTCTAGCCCTTAACGGATTTACAGTTTTATTATTTATTTTTACTGAATAAAAAATTTCATCTAAAGCAGTTTGAACTATGTTAGTTCCGGTTCTCATAATTTCCGCAGGGAAAGCTACAAAATTTCCTACAGGTAATTTTCTTAAATTTTTAATAAAGTCTGATACATATGCATAGTTAGGTACATTATTTTTAACCAAGTCAGCCGCTGCTTCTTTTAAATATTGATCATTAAATCTTCTAGTAATTCCTTTTGGATCTATAAATTCTTGTCCCAATTTTAACCCAGCATTTTTATATGCAGTTTCCATTCTTCCTTTTTCACCAAGGTAGGTAAATATTTTCCAGAAATCATCTTCAGCAGTGTAAGCATCTTGTGCAAACTTTTTAGCTCCTGATAATTTTTTAAGAAAACCATTTAAACCTTTAACATTATTTAATGTAGCTCCAAAATCTACATCTTTTAATAATCTTTTAACTTCTTCCAGTTGTACGTTAGAGTTTACTACACCTAGTTCTAATAGTTCTTGATAGAATTCATTTGATTGTCTTGTACCTGGACCTGCAACTTGTAATGCATTCCACGCTGCTTTTACGTCTTTAGTATTTCCAAAAGGCATTATACCATTGGCTCCTGCAAATGCTGCTGCACTAATAAAGTTTCTTGCGTGAGTGAAAGGTGCAAGAATTGTTTTAGCCATCTGTGCTGTAGCTTTAGGATATAGGATTGCGTTTTGATATAGTAATTCTGGTATACCTTTTACTGATTCTTTAGTTCCTCTAATAGCTTGTACGACTTCAGCTAATGCATACTTACCTTGTAAAGGATTTAAAATTTCTTCATTAGCTCTGTTGATTGCTTCAGTAGGAGTTAATGGTTTTAGTTTAGCTGAGTAATCAGTTTTTCCAAATTCTTCTAGACCTTGAGGTTTTTTAATTCCTTCTTCACTTTCCTTTATAATTCCAATTCTACCCCAGTCAGCTCTGGTATTAGCATTTAAATATTTTCTTGCTTGACCTGGGTTATCAACAAACATTGGGGGTCGTGGCATTTCTCCTGTTCTAGGAGGTACAATCGTACCATCTGCTTTAGTAAAACCTTGGTCCCATTTATCCCAATTTAATTTCATTCGATCAGAATCTTTTAACATTTTGTCCCAGTACTCATTTTTTCTAACAAAAGTTGAAAGGTTATTAGTACCTTCCACTAAAGTACTCATGATAGTTTTATTTTTACCCAATAGTTTATCTAGGATGGGACGAGCAACACCAGTTACTTCACTTAATTTTATGGTGTCTCTTACAGGTACTCCGTCTATCGTCATTAATTTTTTAGGATCCATTATTTCAGCAGCTACTGATTTGTTCATAAAATCAGGTATACTTGTCGAAACTGCTCCCGGATCTTTAATAGCTAAACCTTGTGTTATTTCTGCACCTTTCCACATGTCATCTACTATTTTTTTACCTACCTCATCGGTAATTGTTAAACCTTTTAAAGCTCCTAATTTTTGAACTTCCCTTACAGTTTCTTTAATAATAGCAGCTGTCGGAGCGTAGTTATCTACTAGTCCTTCAATACCTGGTCTACGTCTAATCCCTTGATTTTTTTGGAATACAGCATAGCCTCTATCTAAAACGTCATTAATTTTTCCAGGTAATGTTTCTTGAAATTCTTCTAAAGATTCTGCAGTTAACCTTCTACCCATAGAAGTAAGAAGTTTCTCATTTTGTAGTCTCATACCATCCATATTTAAAACTAACTGATCGATTTGTTCATCGCTTGCTTTGTATGTATCTCTTAATTTTTGTTTAAAACTATTAAGTCTAGTTTGATCCATACCTTTAAGTTTAAGATCAAATATTTTTTCACCTGTTTTAGTTTGTTTAATAACTTCTAAATTCGTGTCGGGATCTATCATTTTAAAAGATTCTGGTAATGGATCTCCGGGATTTAAATTTTTAAACTGACCATTCTTAGCACCGGCTTCGTAAGGTCTTCCAGTAAGAATGTCTTCATCTATTTCATCTATTTGTCTAAAGATAGGAACTAATCCTTTACCATTAGGATTAGACATCATGATCTCATTCATTTCTTCTGATAGTTTTTTATAATCTTTAGGTAATGCTTTCCCAGCAAGAGTTTTTTTAAAATTTTTTTCTAATTTTTCAGTGATGTTAAATATAGTAGTAGAAGCTCTTTCTGCTTTAGCAGCATCCGATGCTTTAGCTCCTTCTAATTCCATTCTATTTGCTGAACCTTCTGGAGTTTCAGCTCCTCTTGTTCTTAAAGGTTTAGAAATATATTTATCAATCCATTTAGATAACGGATCATCTATAACTCTACCTGTACCTTTAGTGCTTCTAAGTTTTTTAATACCCATACCGGCTCCACCTAATGCTCCGGTAAAAACTGCACCTTCTAATCCAAATTTTAATCTGTTAAGTAATTCTGCTTCTGGTGTTTGAGATTCTCTATCTATTTCTGTGGGTCCACCTAATAAATCACCAAATGATCCTGCATCTTCTACGTCACCTACAAATACACCTTCAGCTACACCACCAAGACCTGCACCTTTAGCAAATCTTTTAACTTTTTCTGCTCTACCTAAATAAGTTCCAGCTTCCTTAGCTCTCAATGTAGCTTTAGTTAAACCACTACCTATTTTAAAAGCATAACCACCAGGGAAACCTAAGTTAACAATTAATTCTGTAATTTTTCCAGCAGCGGTTGCTTCTGCCATTTCATCAAAAGGATTGATGTCATCAAAAAATGCTTCGACAGCTTCTGCTCTATCTTTATCTACACCTAAATCTAAAAGAGTAGCACCTAAAGTAGCACCACCTTCAAATATTTTAAAAATACCTGAACCTATGCCTGCAAGCATTGATTGAGTGACACCTATATTTTTCTTTTCTTTAGTGGGATTATCTTGAGAGGGTAAGTATACCATTTATTAATCCTTTAATTGTATAATATTTCTTTGCCTACTGTACCATCTTCTAAAATTATTACTGCAAATACTTCTCTAGTTTTTTTATCTAAAAATACTTCACCTAAATTAGCTTCAATAAGTAAACCAGGTATGTTATCTTTAGACTCTATTTTAGTAAAACCTTTATATTTTTTTGGATTGTTTTGAACTACACCCCTAGCTCCATCTTCAATGGCTTCAGACTTACTTGTATTTGTACCTTTTAATCTTACATAATCTTGAACAGTAAGATCTGCTACAGCAGCCTTAGCAAATTTTTGTTTTATTTGTGCTTGGCCTGTAATAAGAGCCATCTGTTTACTAAAATCTTTTTCAGAAATTTTCTCTGTTAGGTACGCTTGAATAGCTGCGTTGGCTGCTGCGTCTTTAACTTTTTGAGATCTACTAGGACGTTTAGATTCATCACCTAAGAAATCAGCAAAGGCCGATTTAACTGTAGCGCCTTCACCTAAAGCTTTACTTGCAAAACTTATTGCCATATCTGATGCATCTGAAATTTTAGCAGACTTGCCACCACCCATTACTTTCTCTAATAATTTTTGTTTCTTTTCTATAGCAGCTAAGGCTTCGTCTTCAGTATCTTCTTTACTAGATCCACCTCCCAATCTATCTAAAAGTTCTTTTGTTGCATTTCTTTCCATTTCTAATCTTCGTTCTGTATCAGTTTTTCCATCACCTTCTTCTTCAACTTTTATTTTTGTTCCATCTGGAAGGTATCCCTGTTCTTCATAAAATTTATCTTTACCACCTCTTGGAAAAAAACCTGGTGCTTCTCCTATAGTATTTCCTTCATCTATGTATTCAAAAATTTCTCCAACATCAGGATTTGTTTCATCAAAATTAAAATTAGCTCCACCCATTTCTTTTCTTCTTCTGTATCCTTCGGGAGTGTCTGTAGATTTTGCTAAAAAATCAGCAAGACTACCAAGACCAGCCCCTATTGTTGCTGGTAAAACAACTTGACTTCCAATTGCACCTGCTGTTCCTCCCATTGCTGGTATCATTCTTCCAAGATAAGGAATGTTTCTTATTCTACTCATGATACTACCACCTGTTGGTGTTGGTCTTTTTCCACCTAAACCACCTCTGGCCATTATAGGATTTCCACCACTTTCTAAACCAACTCTACCGCCGTCCGCTAGCCCAGTAGCAATACCATTTCCATAGCTGGAAACTTTACCACCACCTCTGAACATTGGTCTGTTTAAAATTCTACTCATTATCCGAAGATTCCCATTTTACCAAGTACTCCACCTGCTCCTGCTGCTCCTCCTAAGAAACTAGCCATTGGACTTGCTGGGGCTTGGCTTGATTGATAACCAACGTTAGTAGAAGCAAAGGCTCCTGGTTGTATTTGTGCTAACTGTTGACCGATTAATCCCATTCTTGTGTATGGTTCGTACTCAAGTTCTCTTGCTGCTAATGTAGTAGCATCAAGTCCTGCTTGATCAAAACCTTGTAGTCCTTGACCAAGTTGTGCTTGGTAAGTTCCTAAACCTTGTTGTGCTGCAAGATCAGTTGCTCTTGCTTGTTGAGCTTGGCCGTAACCTTGATTTAACATTTGTGCTTGAAGCATTGCTCTATTCATTTCGCTACCTCTCATTGCTTCAGCAGCCATTACACCTTCTCTGCCTCCACCATAAGCTCCCATCTGAATTGCGTTGTCTCTTAAACCTACATTTTGTACAGCCGCGTTTCTATCAAACTCGGTCATCGTCGCATCCATTACCTGTTGTTGGTAAGGTGACATATAAGAAGCAATTGAACCTGCTCCAGTACCTGCTCCAGTACCTGTTAAACTTCCTAAACCACCCGCTGCTGTTTGAGCGCCGGTTTGTAATGTATTCTGTGCTGCTACTTGTGGATTGTATGATGCTGTGTTGATGGCTTTACCCATCATTGGTGGTAATTTTTGTGTGTATGCCGTTAAGGCTGCTTCTAATACCGGTGCCGGTAGTACCTGTGTTTGTTCAATTGCCATTATGCTTTTGCCTCTAAGTTGTTCATTAAATTATACATTCTTCTTGCACCTTCATTTACACTTCCACCACCCGCAGCTTTCACCGCATCGGCAGTCATAACAAATTCATTTTTACTGACTCTTGCTTTAACATCATCAGCTCTCTCTTTAGATCCAATAGGAATAAAACCACCTCCTCTGTAATCCATTTCCATACCTTGGGGTAACACACTTCCACCCATATTATAACCCATCATTTGCTCCATGTCCATTGGTCTTGTTTGATCATGGTACTGGTGATAAGTTTTATCATTACTCATCATACCACCCATAGCTTTATTTTGAGTCATTAATCCTCTTGCACCTGCATTTTTAAGAGCTTCAGTTATACCCCCAAATTCATATTCAGGTCTTCCCATTAATCCACCATGAGCTGCTCCCTCTACAGGGGCTGTATAATATGCCCCTAGATCATTCATATCTAAAGTTTCTATAATTGTTTCTTCATCGTGACCTGCTTGTCTCATAAATTTTATTTGTAATTCTGCTCTGTTAGAATCTGTTGCTTTATTAGTTGAATCAAATGTTGCTTGTTCTTCTGCGTCTAAAGCTTCTTGTGCATTTTTTTGATCTATTGCAGCTTCATATGCTACATCACCTGTTGCTTGAGAAAAAGTTGGTGCTAATGCTTTTGCTGCATCTTTAGCTCCACCTAAACTCATTAAATTTTCTGGTCTGGATCCAAGATTTGCTAAAGTTTCTCTAGCACCAGTTGCGTAATCACCTAATGAAGCTAATCCTTCTCTACCTATATTCTCTGCACCTTGTAAAAATCCTGGGCTATCTCTCATTACTCCACCTGTGGCAGACATAGGATCTTTATATGGTAGACCTTCATTAAATCCTTTATCGATACCACTTCTCATACCACTTGAAAATTTATCAGAACCTAATCCCCCATACCCAGCAGCTATTGCTGTGGACAACATATTTATATCACTTAGATCACCTTCCGAACTTTCATCGGCTGCAATCTGTCCACCTACATTAATAGCACCTGAAGCAAGTGCCCTCATATAAGGACCCATTCCAGGAGGTAACATAAGTGAACCAATACCGGCTAAATAAGGCATAGCTGGTCTTAATTCATTAGGTATAATTTTATCTGAAATTTTAGCAAAACCTTTAGTAAAAGGACTTAGTACTTTGTTAGTAGCCTTTTTACGTTTTTCGTTTATTTTTGATAGCCAACCCATAATTTTTTATATTTTAATTGTTGAAAAGCAAGTTCGCAAGACTTGTATATATGCTATTGTATACCAATTTACTAGAGTTTTCAAGTCCAGTCAATTAAAAGCTACTGTTTCCACCCATAGGAATTTCAGCTACGTGTATCTTAACATCCCTTTGAATATCTTCTGGTTTTGTCTCCGTTTTAGGGTCTTGAACATCAATCATCGCTGCTGCATCTGACTCATATTCTGTACCTGTTTTTTTATTTTTTAAAGTAACTTCTATTTTTGGTTTAATAACTGGTGTTTTTCGACCATTAATCATCTCATATTTTATTGATGCTTCTTGTTCTATAAATGACATTATTTATCTACCCTATTCATCTCTAATAAACTTACAGTTACATCAGGACCTGTTAGATCTGTTAAAAATTTTAACGTATCATTTTCTTCTAAGACTAATATGTTTTGTATAAATTCTTCTGTAGCTCCTGCGGCTAAGGTAGGTGAATTATCATAGATATAATCAGTTCCATCAGCAAAATTTCCAATAGAAACTGTAACATCCGCAGCTCCTGCTCCACCATTATAAACATGAATAGATTTAATTAAAGTTCTTGAGTTATCGGGAACCGTATACGCAGTGTTAACGGTTGCTGTTATTAAATCAGTATTTATTTTTCTATATATATTAGCCATTAAACCACGTAAACCTTTCTTGATCTTCTTTTAATTGAGTTAAGTATGTAGAATTTAATTGTTCTATAACTAAACTAATTGATCTGTTAATTTGTCTTTGATTATCTTCACTATATTCTTTTCTAGGTTCCGGTAATCTTACTACAATTTTTGTCATTACCTTCTACCATCTGGTTGAATGTCTACTTGGAATGTACCAAATCTCCACGATTCGCCAGCCCCTGTATTCTGTATTTTTAAATTTGCATATCTTCCTCTAGCTCTAGTATCTACATGTGTAGTTGTAGAGTTTACAGTAAAAGGACTATAGGTAGAAGCAACTTCATCTGTTGCTGGATAGTCTGTAACTCCAACAGTTATTTGATTATTTCCTGTTAGCACTTTAAAGTTAGGCAAAAATCTTCTCATAGCTAGAAATACTTCACTTTGATCTGGTTGTAAAGAGAAACTAAATGATTGAATAAAAGACTCTAAAGTTGTGGTACTACCATCTGGATTAACTTGATCTGTACCATTTTCATGTGCGTAATAAGTAGTATTACCTAAACCCGATTGTCCCTGTACAATAGGAAAAGTTCCTGTGCCTGTACTATTATAAGCGGTTGAGTAGGGTTGAGGATAAACTAAAGTATCCATCCAATTAGTTCTATTAAAATTAGTATTGGTATTAGTATACCATGTACCAAGTGGTGGTTGTTTAGCTTCACCATAATTATAAGCAACTGATCTATTATTAAAATCTGATCCTGCAGCCGGATACCACCATATAACTTCAGTAAATAAATTATTTAAACCTGCACAAATTTGTTGACCTTTAGTTGTATCAACATCATCAAATACATAATCTTCTACACTACAAGGTAGTGAATTAACTGTACCATCAAATGCAAAGAAACCATTATTAGACATCCAGTAAGCAACACCATCAATTTCAATGGCTGCATTTTTACCAATTAATCCGCAGTTCGTGCCCACCTGTTCAAAACCAAATGTAAATGGAGCCCCCACAAATTTCATTGTGTATAGTGCATCATTAGTCCATATTAAAATATTTTCTTTAGCGATCAACGCTCCGACAATTTTAGTTCCATCTTGTAATCTTTGTGTACCTGCAGCATTTGTTGCAAGAGGTGTATATTGGTTTAATTGTTCGGCGTTTGAAAATCTGATAAACATATCATCTTGTGTAGTAGGATCGCCAACCGTAGTCTCTGTTCCAAAATGAATTAAGTGACGTGTTGTAGGAGATACTAAAGTCATTCTTGATGATGTTGGGTTTCCAACTAATTCATTAGCTTGTCCTCCTAAAGTATTACCAGCTGATAAAGTACCACTTGCTGTCCAATACGAAGAATTATTTATATTTGTTGATCCAGCGGATAGAGTTGTTCTTGAAGCTCTAGTAGTAAATCTAGCCGAAGCTGAAGAATCCCATGTATAAGTTTTACCGTTTGCAACAGTTGCAACTAATACATCCCCCCAATTACTTAAAGACCATAAGCCAGGTTCTAATACAATTGTTCCAGCATCTACTGCTGCACCCCATCCATTATAATCTGTAGCATTAGTAACAACAGCTAGTGTAGAATGAGCTTGACCATCTGAAGTTCCAGCTGTAGCTGTTCCTAAAGCTCCCCTAACACATCCTATTAAATCATTACCTAGAATACTCGCATAAGTAATTAGTTCATCCGCAATAGCTATAATTCCTGCTGTTGGAAATCCTGTAGTAGAAGTTAAAGTAATTGATGTTCCTACCCCACCTGTTCCAGCAGTGTCTGCTTGTAATAATCCATTTAAAGTATTTGTTAGTGCACCTGTTACTGTTCCACCCCATAGTCCAGTACCAAAACCATAACCATATGTTTGTTCAGCGGGGCCAATAGATGTATAAGGTTGAGTTGTTCCAAATGTAGATGTAGCCTCTACTGCAGAGGCTTGGTTTAATGATTCAATAGTAAAAGTTGTAGAAGTAGGTACAGTTAAAACTTGATAAAGTTTATCTTCAAATTCTATATTAGTTAAACCAGCCGCTAATAAATTTGCAGCTAGTGCTACACTATCAAACACTACCATATCTCCATCAATTAAACCATGCGCGGTAGCAGTAGTTATTGTACAAGTTTTATTTGCAACACTGTCTGTTGCAAGTGTAGATACAAAAGTTGTTTGGGTGCCAACATTATTATCTACCCAAGGAGTTATATCGTAAAGTTGTCCTTCAAAATAAATAATTAAAAATTTATCGGTACCAATAGCAACATATCTATTTCCATCTTTGTCTACGAAAGAATGTTGTGCTCTGGCTACACCTTGAATAGTATCGGTAAGTAAAGAAGACCAGCCACCTATTTTTTCTGGTAGTCCATATCTAAATCTTGTTAAGTCTGAATTGGTCCACCGTCCACTAGCGCCAACAGACGTATCTTGCTTATCAATTCCGGGAGCAAATTTTATTTCAGTGAGCATTTAATTGCCCTATTGATTCGTTGATTTGTATATCCAACCTTTAGTCGCATTGGAGTATATTAAAGTTAAAGCTTGATCATTAATAGCAAGCACGACATCAGAAGCGAGACCATTAATAGGATTACCATTTCTAGAAATAGTACAATTGTTTGTTAAAAAACCCCCAGTTGTTGAACCATCCATAATAGTTACTTGATCTCCTTGAACAGGTGACGCAGGTAAAAGTATTTGAACGACAGCTGTTGTAACATTGGCAAAAATTTCATCACCGGCAACTGCTGTATAAGGACTATTAGTACCTCCAGTTATAGTGACATGACCTTGGCCTAAAAGACCACCAGACAACATATCGGTTCCATTAGAATATAATAAAGATGTTGATCCAATGGGAAGACTAATAGGAGTTACTGCAGAGCCAACTGTTGAAACAGTAATTGTATAGTTAGTACCTGCTGGTGCTCTATTTGTAGCATCCTCAATAATAAAAACTCTTTCAGCCGTTACTGGCATTGTTACTGTTCTATTTGCTATTAAATTTCCTGTTAATTTAATATATAAATTTTTACCGGTTGCAGTAGAACTACCTAAAGCAGAACCCGCATCTAAAGTTAATACTAAATCTGCGCCTGCAATATCTACTTGGTATAAACCTGTAGAAGCTAGTTCTAAAATTTTTAAATTGTTATTTGTAATTGTTCCCCAAAGACCAGCTTTTTCGCCAGTTGCAATAAGTTCTAATTGTAAATCGGTTGAGTGTGCCATAATTTTTAATACGGTTTAATTGGAACCCATACATTAGTGGGTCCAGGATCAATTGGATTCCAAGTGATAATACCAACATCACTTACATTACATGTAAGAGCATTGGGATCCGGACTTACAACCGCTCCTCCAGTTACTGTAGTTATATTACTTGCTAAAGTCAAGTTATTTAAAGAAGCTTGAACAACGGCGCTACCACTTGCTGGGGCGTCTGCACTATTTAAAAGTAAAGGCATTGCTGATAATGCTAAAAGAGAACTTGTAATAACAGTTACACCGGGACAATTTAAGATTAACTCATCGGGTGAAGCAATTTGAACAATACTATTTCCTGTAATACCAATATTACCAATAGAGAGAGTTAAAGCATTATTACCTGTACTAATTGAAGCATTGTTGCCATCACTTACGGTTGCAAAAGGAAATCTGGCAAATGAATCAAATCCGAATAACATAAATTACCTAGCGTTTTCTGAAACGAGTTTAGTTTCAAATTGTGGGTTTTCGACAATTGTCATGTATTGTTTATCAGACTGTTCTACATTGTAAATGTTTTTATTTAGATAGTCGTAAAGAGTTGGGCAGTCACTAGCCAACTTTTTAAAGTCTTTTTTCCTCTTTTCTAAATTTTCCAGTATATGTTTCCATTCCTTTTCATAATGTTCAATACTAAAATTTGCTTCTGCATATCTAATTTCTTCAAAAGTTGTTGGAAACCAATCCATTCCTGTTGCGATACAAGGAAAACCACCTGTAGTGTGCCAGTAGTGTTCTTCCATTTTATTTCTAAAAGCTAATTGAAAATCTGATTTTTCATCAATGAATTTTTCTTCTATATGATAATTTCTTTTTTGAATATCTTTCCAGTATTCAGTATCAGTTCTATCTGATAACGCATAGTGCATTGCTACAAATTCAGCAAAACCTCTAAACATCCTTCTACAAGCTAAATTGAAATGTTGTATAGCAAACTCATTAACTATTTTCTTTTTAAGAATAGGAACAAGTTTCATTAAAAATGTGTGTATTGTTAATAAACCATTGCTTTCTAAAGGTTCTATAAAACCTGCCGATAAACCAATAGCACATACATTTTTGACCCAAAGTCTTTTATGCACACCTATTCGCATATCTAATTTTTTAAATTCTAAATCTTCTGTACCTAAATGATTTTGAAATTGTTTAAGAGCATCATCATCGGAAATATATTTATCTGAATAAACATATCCTGTACCCATTCTTGACCATAACGGAATATTCCAAATCCAACCATTTTCTACAGCTTTACAATTTGTGTAACATACTAATTCTTTTTCTTTATCTACATAAGGTAATTTAGTTGCCCAAGCTGAATTGTTAGGAAGCATATCTTCATAACTTTCAAAGGGTTCTTTCATTGTTTTATCTAATAATAAAGATTTAAAACCTGTACAATCAATATACAAATCAGCTTTTATTGAATTGCTTGTATGTAAATCTAATTGTTTAATACTACCATCTTCATTTCTTTGAATATTAACAATATCCTCTACAAGTATTCTTCCACCTAATTCTTTAAATTTCTTTTTTAAAAGGTCACTTAATTTATTTGCATCAAAATGATACGCAGCATCATTTTTCATATTCCAACTTGGAAATACACCTTCTTTGGGACAAACTTTATTTTCATTAATTAATGCCATATGTGGAAACATACAATCAGCAAAATCTGAATTGGGTGTTTCTGGTTTTAAAAACTTTTTATAATACCAATAATTATAATTTAAAACACTTTCACTATAGTATGGACTACCAAAAGGATAGTGAAAGCTACCACTATTTTCTGTTTTCCAATTTTCAAATCTAATACTTAATTTATAAGAAGCATCACACTCCTTCATAAAATCTTTATCTTGAATATTTAATAATTGTAAGAAACTATTAATTTGACTTAATGTACTTTCTCCGACTCCTACGGTTGGGATACTTTTACCTTCTATAAGTCTTATATCTTTATGGGGAAATGTTTGTTTTAAAACACAAGCCGTTGAAGTGCCTGCAATACCCCCTCCAACAATCCAAATACTGTTTATTTCCGATATCATATTTAATTACTTTTTATTGATATTTATATCTAATAATGACTACACCTGCTGATGAATTACCTGATGTTGGCTGTCCTGGAATTGTACCATTAACGGCTTGTCCACCACCACCACCTGCTCCATAATTACCTGCTATATTTCTTCCACCTGTAGTAATTACTTCAGCGTCACCACCGACACCGGAACCACCAGCACCACCTGAAGCAGCACCATGAGTATGACCTCCTCCTCCTCCTGAATAAAATAAAGCTGAACCATGTATATCATTAGACGAAGCTGCTCCACCAGTTCCACCTGCTGTAGGTGTACCAGCAACTCCAACACCAGAAGCACCACCACCGCCGCCGCCACCATAGGCAGGAGAAGTACGTTCACCAAGTCCACCTGCATAACCTTGAACTGGACTTGTGACTGGAGTATTTCCTGCTCCTCCAGTTCCTGCAGTAGCATAACCAGCACCACCACCACCAGAACCACCAGCGTCACCATTTACGGCTCCGGTTGTACCACCTTTACCACCACCTGCTGATGATAATCCAAAAACTGAACTAGCATTACCACTTGTACCAATGCCAACTGTGTCTCCTACGACTACTGTGTAAGTTTGAACTGTAACTGCCTGATTATATGCTGAATTATGTCTATAACCTCCTGCGCCACCTCCACCGGCATGAGATGTACCTCCACCTCCGCCAGAACCTACTATTAAATATTCTACTTGATCTCCATAAGTAACATCTATACCTAATTCAGTTACTATAAAATTTAAATTAGAAGTAAAAGTGTGAATTTTATAATCTCCATCATATGAAATAGTTCCGCCAGTTGCTGACATATAGTTAGGTGCTGTAGATAATGTAAAAATTCTGTCGGTACTTTGAGGTGTAGCATCTGTAGCTCTAATTGTAAATGAATAAGTTGTTGTTGAAGCTTGCCCTAAAGCAAATCCACCTGAAGATGCAATAGTTCCAGTCGTATTTGCTCCAACTGTTGCATAAGTTAATTGACAGTTCGCGTTCGTTGGTCCTGCTCCAGTTAAACCAGTTCCCGAAACTTCTGTCATAGTTAAAGTTGCTGGAGAATCTGTTGAAGACGCAACAACAGTTGCAATTGTTCCTGTAGTTCCAACTCCAAATGATCCAAGAGAACCTGCGATAGTTGTCCAAGACGGATTATTAGAAGCTGTTATTGCGGTCGATACAGATCTTGCTGCATAACCACTTGTATTCTCTACTCTACAATAATATGCACCTTCTGCTAAATCGATAGAACATGTTATAGAAGTTGCACTTACAAAAGTTGAAGACGCGGCATTAAAGATAGCTCCTGTTGTAGAAATCATTTGTACAGTTGCACCTGTTTCAAAACCGGTACCGGTAATAGTACATGCTGTAGGAGTTGATGGAATAATAGAAGATAATCCACCAGAAGTTTCTACCATTGATGTTACTGTTGGAAGAGTTGCGGGACTGAAAGGCGTTCCGTTTAAATTTATACTTGTTGCGTTAAGAGTAGTTGTTCCTAAAGTAGTAATAGTTCCAGTTGTTGATGTTAAGTTTCCAGCAGAATTTACAGTATC